AGCCAGCGACACGAGGCCGTTGGTTTCCCGCAGGCACTCGATAATGCGCTCGGTTGGCACGCGCTCTTTAGCCATGCTACTCCGCCAGTCTCGGCTCCAGCCCCATGTCCGCGAGGCGTTGCAGGGCCACGGCGACGTACTTGGGCTCAATCTCCATGCCGTAGCAGCGCCGC